TAATGAGTAAGCAACAAAGTCTTTGCGTGAATCAAGAACGTTTGTGTATGTATAACTGGAGTTCATATCTGCTGATACATAGATAGCAGGCACGTTCATCATTCTTGCAATTTCAGTAGCAAAGAATTGCTTACTTTCGTCGTACATCATTTCTTTTGGCGAGAAAGATGTCGCTTGGTATTCTAAAGTAGATGTTAAATAAGCAGTTGCACGATTATTGCGTGCAGATTTCCATGCTGCTAATAATCCTTGAACTTCTTTAGGGTCTAGGTCAGCACCATTGTTCTTTAATACACCTGAAGGCATTGGAGTTGCCGCAGCGAATGTAATTAAACTTCCCAGGCCTTCCATTGGCACTGCATAACCGTCAACATAGTATTGAGTTACATATTCGTTTTCAATATTTAAATCAAATGTAACGCGAGTGTTAGCAACCCACTCAAAACGAGCAGGACGGCCATCATCTGCATAAAGTTCTGTAACCTTCCAATATGCAACGCCGTAAAATAGTAATGAGTCAACTGTCCAGGCAATAGTTACTGAACGTGGCTGTGACTTAGATGGTTGTTCTAACCAAACAGGTGAACCTAGTTCTTCTCCAGTTGATTTGCGATATAACTCTAAAGGAATTGATGCAATTGTGCCTGCAATAAGATTGCGGCATCTAGCCAATGAGGCAATGCTCATGGCCTCTTCGCGACGAATACCAAGAACACCATAATTGTAAAGATTGTAATTTTCTGACATCAATTGCGGCGCATATTGCGCAAGGATTGATGATTCTTGCTTTTGTGGTGCTTGCGTATTAAAACGCGAGAAAATACCCATTTAGACAGTGTACCACATTATGTCTAACATTTGACAATTTCGTGTCGTTGTGTCTAGGCAACAATTTGAGGTCGTGAAACTGGCATAGATAGTTTGTGGACCACCATTGCAGTTGCAATCGCTCCAGAAACATCTCCAGCACTCTTACGTCTTACAATTCTCCAAGCAGTGTCGTTTGTCTTGGCTGCACAGTTGTTAAACATCTGCACTAACTCCTGTTGCCCTTGATGCTCGACCCTAGAGTTCACAAATCCGTCTAAAAGTTCCCCACACGCCTGATAAAAGCGCTGACCAGAACAATCTTCGACCATAACGCCTGAATTGGACAGGCGGTCTGCAATTGACTGCGTTGTGTATTTGTCGTACATGACTGCACGTGGTTTCCATTGGTCACAGAGCGCTTTTATGTCTGCGGCTATCTTCAAATCATCTACTGCGACTGAATTTTCCCAAGTCTGCATTAATCCAAACCCTATTTTGCCAGAAGGAAGAATCTGGCCAGCAATAATGCTTGCATTGCGTCTTGATGGGCTAACGTCAAAGGCAAATATAGTAATCGGTCCAGGTGACATTATTAAATCGCTATTTGATGTTTCTTCGATAACGCCAAGCGGCCAAGGTGATTGCAATGAATCGACCCATTGGCAAAGTGTTTCAGTTCTTGTTGTTTCAACACTAGATGTTGCAATCGATTCCTCAATTGCCTCTTCTGACACTGTATATCCAAGTGCAGGGTTTGCCATTGCCCATGCTTCGCGGTCATCTATCTTGCAATACTGAGGTGCGCTGTATTCGTAATAACCTAAAGACTTAGGTGGATAAGAACGTGCTCTTTCGATGATGGAATTAAGCACTGTGCTAAAAGCATCACCAGCATTAGTGGTATAAAGCGCTTGCGCATTAGCGCGTGCGCGTGTAACAGGCGTTGCTGCTTGAAATGCTTCTTCTGAGATTTCGCGTAATTCGTCAATCCATAAATAGTCTGCTGTTCGACCACGCGAGCCATCTCTGGTTGCAGCAACAACATCTAAACGTGTGCCATCTAGTAATTCAATAGACTCTGTTCCATTTGCGTACCTAATCTGCTTGACCATTGCCTTCATAGTCGGATTACCTTCGATGATATAAGCAATCTCTCGAAATGAGGTCAATGCCATGCTTCGATTAGAGGACATGATAAGGATGTTCTTAGAAGGCCATTTAAAGAGGTGTGCCAAACAGAGCATACGCGCAAAATGACTCTTTCCAGATTGGCGTGCGATTAACAGCAGGTTTGACTTGCGAATAAAATTACCTTTGTTATCAACAGCCAACATATCTTTTGCAATAAATTTTTGCCAAGGCAAAAGCGGTTGGCCAAGCATCTCAGCAATCTCTTCAACATCTTTTACTAAAGATTTCCCTTTGAGATATGGACTGTGAAGCCTTGGTTCAGTTGCCCCTCGTAAGACTTTTTTCTTTTTGGTTTGTTCTGTCATCACTCTGGTTTATTTTCCGATTGAAACGGACTGGTTCGGAGCGGTTTGGACCGTGTCGGGGAGGGACGTTCTGGAAAAACAGGGGGGGTAGAACCCTTTAATAAAAAAAGCCCTTCTGAGCGTGCACCCTTGCGTATATTACATGCTCTGCATGAGGCTACTAAGTTATCCATCTCATGACCACCACCTGCTTTGCGTGGTATTACGTGGTCAACCTCTGTTGCTACTTCACCACAATATGCACAGGTGTACCCATCACGTGCCAAGACACGCAACCTCTGCTTCTTCCAATGACCAGTGCTTAGGTCATCACCTCTTAATGCCATCCTCTGTGCTTCCAATGTTCGAGAGCCTTGCATGTATCAGGCTGCATGCCCTCTATTGTACGCACATAACCATAACGATTACCTATATAACGCAATCCCCAATCTATTTGTTGTAGAGGATTAGCAGTTCTTAGGAACTCACTCTTACCTTGGGGTATTCCATATACACGTTGCTTACCATTTAGATTGCCAACGCTCTTCCATTTCCAAGCGCTTTCTTTTCCATATAGAGTTGCTAAGCATTTCCAGTGTTTAACTGTTAATTGACCTTTTGCATACTCTTTTGAAGTAAGTCTTTTATTTGGGTCGTTTGTCGCAGTTGCAGCAGATACGAAGGAGAAGCATAGAGCCGCCCCTAACACGATTGCTACCGAGCGAACTAACCGCTTCACGGTTCGCTCTGAGCAGTTTGGCTGCTCTAGCCCTCTGAGTGTACTGGTCATGTCAAATCCATTTCTATAAGTGCTGGTCAGGACGGCGTTTCTATTTATCGGTTGAGTAGAATCCCTTTCCTTTGAAGATTAAACCTGGTACTGAATAGATGCGATTAGCCTGTGCGCCACAATCTGTGCAGCGCACTAAGTCATGGTCCATTGATAATTCCAACTCCATCTGTGTATTACATAATGGGCAACGATATTCATACATCGGCATTATTGGCTTCTTTCCCACAGGCTTTACACTCCCACCATTTGATTTTCCAATTACCACAATCACCACAACGAACTAAGGTTTTATCCCAATCAACCTCACCTGGAATCCTGTGATATCCAGCCTTGCGTAATAACTCCACCAAATCACCCAATGTCAACATACAAACGAACTCCTCGACTGATGCTTCCCCTTGCCCATTGAGTCTGAAACACGCAAATCCTAATTCCCCCGATTTAGACGTGCGTGCTTTGATTTGGCGAAGTGTCCCTTTAATGTCAAGTGAGTTACGCGCTTTTACCTCAATGTCGAACGGAACATTAAGGCAATCTTTGCCTTGACCTCTTCCTACGCTAGCGCTTGGCCACCATTGCTGCAAGTATGATGCTACCAATCGCTCAGTGGCGTAGCCACGATGCTTACGATGCTGACTTGGCATATACCAGACTTTCCATTGGTCTTAGATTGTCTAGTGGCACATACCAGGTTGTTTCGTTATATCTCCAGTCATCATTCATGCACTCATAACCCCATGCCCAACCAATTGCTTTGTAAGGATGAGATATGTAATCAGGTGCAACACGTCTAGTTTTTTTGGCTAAACCCTCAACAACTAAGACGTACCGCTCAGTAACATCATCTCTGGTTGAAAATCTCATGCCCCTAGAATGATTGAAGGTGTATCTGATTTCTCCAAAACTAGGCAAATCTTCAAGTTCTTTGAATTTGTTCCAGTGAGGTACAAATGTGTCCCACCCAAGCATCCTGGCAAATGCTAGTTCAGAACCTGCACACACAGCATGTTGCCACGTTTCCCATAAATCACCCTCTGAGTAGTTAACATTCTTTTCGGGCTTGCCAAAGAACTCTGCTTGCCTGTGATAGCCAACCTGAACTGCTATTGCTTCCTCATGGGCAGTTAACGAGTATTCCCACATTATTTACCATTCACTGCGTGACATTTTAAACAAGTGATAAATACCTGGTCATTAGCCTCTGGAGTAATAGCCAAAGGTTCATTGCAAAGATTGCAATAAATAACAATATCTTGCGGTTCTTCGAACTCTCCGCCCATGACGGTTGCTGTGCCATCATCAAAGATTACCATTTCACCCACGTTATGCCCTAACTTTCTGCGGCTGCCATTGTCCATTTGCATTAAGTTCTAGCCAAATCCGTTCAGGTTCGCATGGCTTTTGTTGGCCTACTTGGTAATTGCTAGATTTATAACAGCAGTCCCAAGCAGCCCATTGCTTCCCAGTCTTGGCTGTACCTGTGCGCAATATGCGTGGCTTACCACATCCACAATTAGGAATGTCTTTGTCAGTCGTGCCACCTATAATCTCTTTCACAGTTTGTACCGCCTGTTCTGAACTCACTGGCATTGCTACCGTTTTGATTGTCCAAGGGTCATCTTCTTTCATGACAGGAATATATTTTTCGGGTTGTGGTTCTGCGAGTTTGACTCTAGCCATGTCTTGAACTGTTGGTTTGTGCTTGGTTTCGAGGATAAGAGATAATGCTCTGCCAATCGCTGACGTGACAGTATCTTCAACGTAAAACTTACGCATCGAAGCATTAAACGTACTTGCATCTCCAAAAGCGTAATCGACAGCAGCAGGAAGCGTATCTTCATGCTCGCGGTAAATCTGGGCTGATACGAGGATATGACCCTTCTCAGCATTAAATTGAATGACATCTGTAACAATCCTTCCGACAGGAAACGCCACCTGAAAGCGGCGAATTCGTGAGTTCACATCTTCATAATTAGACAAATCAAACATATAGTTCATCCTGTTCTGTTGCTAGTTCGAGCGCAATTGCCAGATAAGCAATTGCATCTACGTATGAATCAACGTGGCTTGGTGTTTCTTGGATTCGGCTAAGTTTGACTTCGACCATTGCAAGACAAGCCTGTGCGTCTGTGATAGGGAAATCGAATAGATTGGATAGCCTTGCAGATATCCGACCTTGATTGATTTTTGGATGACCGTAGATTGCACCACGATTCTGCATAATGTCGATTGCATCAATTAGCGCCTTCGTTGCTTTCAATTATTCCCTCCAAAATTCTTGACGTGAAACAGCACGTCCTCGTAAGTAGCCGTCACGATGGCCTTGTTCGCGTCCGATTGTGACGCCCATGTAATAACCTATGGCTGTAAAAATCACACCAAATACAAAACAGAGGAATGGTGACATTAGTTGCTCCAGCACATTGATTGATAGTCAGTGATTAAGCACCATTGGCCCAAAGCGTCATCAAAGATGACTTCATAACTGTTGCCAAAATCCTGAAGGATTGTTCGTGCTGCCATGAGGGTTGCATAGTTATCGAACCAGTAAATGTAATCCAGTTCGTAATTGACTGGACCTTCGAAGCGTCCGTCCTGTGCTTCCCAGTTATTGCCTTTGAACTGCATCGAGGTTTCGTTAAGGTTTTCGAAGTCCTGTGCCATGTCCATATAAACTGCTTTCATTGCGCCCATCTTTGCCCCTTTTCCCAATTCGTTCGATTGGTTATGGCATTAGTGTTGCACAGGGTCAGAACAAGTCAAGCCTATTTTGATAACGAAATGGTAACAATTCTGCATCGTCCATTTGGACATCTATATCCCTGCGTACAGGGAAAATGTCGCTAGCGAGGCCGCCCATAACGCTTACCATGCACTAGGAACGTACCGTCCTTTTCCACATAAATCAGGTCAACCTGGACATTCTTGCCTACCTCTGTGACGATGGCGAAGGCTTGCTGCCAATTGGGCATAGAAACGTATTTGGCGGCCTTTACATTCATTGCGTGTCCCACTTCAACTCCGTGCAGTACGCGCCTCACAGAGCCGTTGTAGGCCTCAGAAACGGCACTCCTGCCAGCACGATGCGTGTGGCCCATAATGGTTGATACGCCTGCCTTCTTGGCCTGGTTTAACGCGCTCATTCCAGGGTTCGGATTAAGCCCACCTAAATCCCCATGAACCGCAATCCAGCCGCGAGCGATGGGGTAAGCCTCTTTGTGAAATTGAATCCCTAGTTCATCAAGTTTCATGAACTTTTCAAATTTTAGTTCTGGCAAAGATAGAAAGGCAGGAATCTTTTTCATGATGACGTTGTAAAGGCGGTCCGTATGATTGGACCTGATGCAATGTGCTTCCTTGGCGTACTGAGTCAATCGCCACAACACGTCAACTGTGTGGTCGCGGTCAGAGGCTAGTGTCTGTTCATACCAGCCTGGAGTGTTTTCAGTCCAACGACTTATTTGAGGGAGGTCAATCTCATCTCCGATAGTAACGACAGAATCGTGCTTAAACGCTTTTGCAAATAATTCAAAGTTTCGTACAACATGTGCATCCTCGTAGGGACATTGAAGGTCGGGCCAAACGATAGTTCGTTTCATTCATCCTCATCGTCGTACCAGTCAGGTTCAGGAATGTTTGGATTTATTGGAGTAGGCAATATCCAGTCAGGATAAGCGTTCTTCTCTGTAACAATGCCAAGTGCCAAATCAACTGTGAAGCCTGCGCGTCGCAATGCACGATACATTTCATGCACACCAATAGCCCACGCGTCTAGTTTTGAATAACCTTCGTCGGTTAACTTCTTAGTTGCTTTCCTTGCCATGAGATAATTGTTACCTCTCTAGGATACGAATAATCGTTTCAACACGCGCTTCTAGTGCAGTAATTTGGTCGCGCATGCTACTTCCTGAATTTGGCTTTAACTCGTTTAGGTAATGCTTTACTAACCATTTGACAGCACCAAAAAATGAACCAATAACGGTCAGCGCAACAGCGACAACAGCCGCCCAATCCTGGGCTGACATTACTTTTTAGGTGTGGCATATCCAAATACGCCTGCTAGCACGGCCCATAGAATTGCACGGTAATCGACATCAAAATTGCTTGCAGCCCAAGCAGAAAGGAACGCACCAGCAGTTAGTACGAGAGGGTTCTTCATGTTCATTGTGTTGCTCCTAGCATCGGGATATCGAACCAGCGACCATTTTGGTCACCTTCTTTAGTAAAACTAATATGGATATGAGCGTGATGAGAATTGATTCCCTTATATTTGACCCAACGGAAAAGCGTTCTGCGTGAAGCAATTTTTCCTGAGTAAATGATGTAGGAAATTCTGCGGTCCTTCTTGGCGCATAGGCGTATTTGGTCGGCAAGATAAGCACCTGTGCTGGCTCGTGAGTCGAGGTCCTTATCCACATCAATAGCCCTGACGATTCCGTTAGTCTTATCGGGATTGTGGTCACTCTTACGATTGGAGTGTGCGGCATCGCCTATCCAACCATCAGACTTTCTATCGCGGTCAGGAAAGGAATCATCAATCTGCTCACGAAGTTGTTGCCCTGCTTTACAGAGTAGTGGCTTCATTACGAGCAATCATTTCATCATAAGTTGATTTAAGCATTGAGGTATATTCCCCATTGCCTCTGTCAATAATGGCGTGAGTTTCTGTTTGACCTTCGCGGTTTTCAACTTCTACAAAAGTTACATTATCCATTGTCATCTCCTATAATTCCGCATTGAATCCGATATAACCATTAACGCAAGTCAGGTTATACATATTGGACTGAGTAAACACGGCTGAGCCGTGTGTGTATTGCACATAAATAAGATTTCTTTGACCGTAGATATTTAATGCAAAAGTTCCACTGTTGTAATTTACTGTGCTGTTGTTGATGGCTAAATTGCTTGAATCCATTGAAGTAGGATAAATACGCATAGGTACTGGCAATGAAACAAAAGACTCTACAAAGGTTGTGTTGTACGCTCTGCCAAATCCAGTAAATGAGTTCGCTGTTTGATTATCTAGGCGAATGTAATACCTTTGGCAAGCAGCCAATTCACCTTGAATAGTTCCTGTGGCAGTTTGGAAGGCTGTGGCTGTTGAGCCTTGTTCAACCTGAACGCCCCAAATATCTATTGTGGCGTTTTGTACACCAATGGCTGTATATGCAAAAAGACTCGAACCAGCCGATGAAAATAGAAATAAAGTAATATCAGAGTTAGCACCGATTGTTTTACCGCTTACGCTAGGCACTAACTTTGTTACTGAGTATCTCGCCCACGATGTAGAAATTGTTACATCACCAGCAGAAGTAGTTACTGTACCTGAGCCACCAGTTCCAAATCTTTGGTCAAATGATGTTCCAACTTTAGGAGTTCCTGTTGATGCTTTTGCCCAAAATGAAATCGTAACTGTTGAATTAGCAAAGGTTCTTACATCTTCAATTCTCTGATAGTAAGCCGCATAATCTCCAGCACCAGATTGTCCAGATGTAACAGTTCTAGCAAAGTTAGTTCCTTCATATCCTGCAACTGGCGCAGTACCTGGTGTAAATGCCTGTAATGAATATGTGCGAGTTCCACCAGCACTTGCAACTGCCCATCTATCAAATGTGTAAGTACCATCGGCAGGGTTAGCAGAAGATGAAAAGGCTCTCTGGTTCACCGAGAAGTTTCCGTTAATTATTCTGTTTTTGCCTGCAACAAAAGGATTTACATTGGCGTTGATTGTGCCTGTAATATCATTGACGTCTTGCGCGGAGTACACGTCTCCGTCCGCATAGGTCGTTTTAAGTGGAAGTCCAACAGCCATTAGCACACCTCTTTCATAGGGTCAATTCTAGTACATAACATCGAGCAAAGCCTCCTGCGTGGCAATAGTAGTAGTCCATGTGTTAGGGGTGATGTTGTGGGCTATGCCCTGCACTTGGAGTTTCTTTTGGATAGTAGAACCACCAGGTTGCTCATTGGTGATATCTACTGTGTCAAAGAAGTCTAGGTCCAGCGCTGCTGTAACTCCTGCTGTGTAGGATGGAGTCATCAAATCTAGGGTAATTGTTTCAATACGAATAGAAGTGTCTTTACGGCTTGTTACATAGGCAGTTGCCAGACTGAGTGCATTTGCATCTGTTTGCATCAACATATCGTTTGCTGTAATAGCACGTGTGAAATAAGCGGCAATAGAAGCGGCATCTGAGTAAGTCTGTGCTGTGCCGCCAATACGAGTCACAGTTGCTTTGTTCACAATTGTTTTATCATCTAGGGCAAAAGAAATGCCTGCATAATTGATTCCTGTGCCTGTTTGATTAAATACTGTTGGGCTTGCGCTCTGTGCGTCATAGACAAACTGACGGCCTTTGAAGGTTGCAACACCATTAGCATCAATATAGAACGCGCCTTGCTCTGTGAACTCAGCAGTCTGGATTGCGGCTAGGACTGTACGAAGAGTTCCAGGGTCAGCCACGCAAGTTGTTGCACCTGTGCCAATACTGGTAAATGCTCCAGGCCATGAAATCATTGTAAGAATAGATTGAACACGCTGAGCAGTTGTTTGACCTGCTGTGCCACCTGTAACCGTAGTCACATTGGAGTTATACATCAAACGGAAGGCATCATATACGACAAAATCAACGTAACCCGTTTCCTGACCTTTAGGATAGGTATAGCGATATTCTGTGATGTATCCACCAAATAGTCCATACGTTGTCCCATTGTAAATCGCACTTGCTTGAATCTTTCGGAGCGGTTGCAAAAGGCCATAATAAGGACTTGACGTGTTTTGAGGATTCCAATCACCATTTGGGTCAACAACGCGAATGACTGCCTGGCCAGATTCATATTTATCCTGAAGAAGATTGCGTCCACGTCGAGTTGAAATGTTTGTTGTAGAACTAGAAACATCAACAATGACTGGAACGGTTGATGCAAGTTCAGCAAAACCTAGTTGTGATGTACCTAAGATAAATGGGTTGCCAAATGACGCACCGCCTGAAAGATTTATCTTAACGACAATGGTTGCAGGCAACGCCATTAGTACACCGTGCTGTAATTAATAGGAATACCAGAAGCCTGATTGTTATAGATGCCCTGAGTAATTTGTGAAACTAAATCTTGACTAGTTACAACTGAACCAGCATTATTGATAATAATTGTCGGTGAATTGCCACCTGTTGATACGTTGCTAAATTGTCCAAGACGGCTTTGTAGGGCCGAAATGTCTGGCATAGCCAAATCTAACTTATTGCGGATAATTTCTCTTTGTGTTTCAACAGGTGTGCTTGGTCCAGTTAGTACTTGAAGTTGTTTTACCTGCGGCATGATGCTATCGAGCATGCCTCTGATAGTTACACGTAATGCTTCAATGAGTGCTGCAAAAGCATTTTCTGCCTCATTAGCCTTTTTAATCATTCCTGCCAAAGCAGTGTTTTGGTCATGAATAGCAATTTTTGACAAAATGCGCAAATCTGTTTCTTGGCTTGTAGATGCGTTTAATGCTGCATATAAACCAATACGTTCCACGTCGAACTTTTGTTCTAATTGTTTAAGCGCTAAATCATCACCAGTTAGTTTAAGTTTTCTGGTTGTATTATCGTTATCAATCTTCTTTAGACTGTTGCCTGTTTCAAGAATCTTGTTTTGATTTTCCATTGCCTTGCGTTGTTTTCTGCCAAGCGCGTTCTCTGTCTGACCAGCAATGGACATTGGTTGCTTAATAGTTCCGCCAGCATATTCACCTCTAGCAAATGCGGCTTTCTTTAGGTTTGAACCGCCTTTAGCAAGCAAGAAGCCAAGTGCAGCAACGGCTGCTGTGACTGGAGCAAAGGCAACTAAAAGTATTGCACCAATAGTTAGAATTATTGGCTTTAGGCTTTCAAATTGCTTAATCATGTAGGCAATGTTTTTTGCCCCATCTGCAATGCCTTTAGAAATTTTATCAACAGTTCCAACTGCGTTATCAACGTTGCCATTACCGCCCGTAAGAATAGCCAATGCTTCAACTAAGCCTTTGCCAATTGCTTCTTTGGCGTTGTTGCTTGCAATAGTAAGTTTATTAAGTGAACCCTGGAATGAGTCAGCAGCGTCTTTAGCCTGACCAGCAAACAGTGTTGATAACTTAGTCTGAATCTCTAAGAAAGAACTGCTGTTAAGTTCTGCTTTTGAAAGTCCTACACCTAAGCGACCAAGCGAAGCATTGTTGCCAAGGTAGGCCTTTTGTAAACCCTGAGAAACGGCAGTAAGGTCCTTACCTGTACCTGCTGAGATATCTAAGGCAAGTGCCAACAATTCCTGTGATTTGGTAATTGAGCCAGTGGCGCGAAGCAATCTATCCATCGCAGGACGAAGTTCATCATCAAGAACGCCTGTTTGTTGTTCAAGGCGTGAGATGTAAGCATTAAGTTCTGAACCTGCGTATCGAGTATTTAATCCAAGGTTTTCTAATGTCTTTGCAAGTGAGCGTGCAGCGTTATCATCTTCTGCAAATGCTTTAACCGATGCCTTGCCAAACTTAACAATGGCAGCAGTACCAAGTGCTAAACCAAGGGAACGTCCAAGATTAGTAACTTGGCGTTGAAGTTTCTGTGTAGATGTTTCAGCCTGTTTGAAAGCCTTAGAGCCTGTGAACTCTGAGGCAATCTGAATGGCTATCTTCGAAACGTCCATTATGCTGCTCTCTTTACATCTACAATTGAAGTGCGCTTATTAAATTTATTAGTAACATTTTGAACGGCTTTAAAATAAGCAGCAATAACTTTGCCATTTGTTTCATCCCAAGCGCGATAAATCAAACGACCACGCTTGTCACCAATGCCAGTTGTCTTTTTCTGGCCGTAGATTGGGCCAAGGTTCTTAATAAACTGCTCACCTGCTCTTGGGTTAACAGAGTGTGAGTAACGCTTTTGAGTAACGTTCTTGCCTGGACCAACCCAAGGTTGACCGCCTGGATTCTTTCGACCTGCGGTTTCAATAATTGCACCTAAAGCAGATTTGTTTTCAATTGCCGCTAATGCACTAAATCCACGACTATTGGCACGGCTAGGGCTAGTTTTGTAACTAATTCCTTTTCGGATAATAGTAGAATCGTACATAGGGAATTTTGCTTCTGAAAATGAACGACGTTGCCAACCACTCATAATACTTGAATCGTTTGGCACAAATCCGCGTGCGCGTGAAACAACTGGTTTTAAGGCAGCAGCGACTTCACGACGAAGTTCTGTTGCTAAATCAGGAGCATAATCTCTTAATGCTTTACGAAGTGCGAGAGCGCCCACGACTTCTGTTGGCATCTCTAATCTCCTTCGCTTCGTCCTGAAGAACCTTAATTAGATTCTTTAGCATTGCTTCATCTAGTTCTAACAAATGTTGTGGCGCGACTCCTATCCTTACGCTAAGTTTAGCGATAAGGTAGGTGACGGAATCGCGCCCTAGTTCGGGGAATCGTCATCGAGAACTTCAACATTTACTAAAGTTTCAATGAACTTTTCCCCGAACATTGGTACGGTTTCACCAGACCTGCGAATACATTCCCAACAAAGCCAGAAGATATCGCTTTGCTTCTGGTCTTCAAGAATCGCCTTATGGAATCCCTTTTTGGCGTAAATCTCAAAACCATATTGCACTAATGGAGTTATTGAGTATTCCCCAACCGTTCCATCAACCCTTGTTACTCTTAACTTTGCCATGCTTTGCCCCTTAGTTTGTTTTTAGAATGTGCCTGTTGTTGTTACTGCAACTGTTGAGTTACAGTTCCAAGTTACGGATTGTACACCGATGTCAGCGACAGAACCGTTAATATCTTGAGTTCCATTGACTAGGACGCTCATTGTGTATAAAGGGTTTGTTGCTGATACTGCTGAACCCTTATCTTGAAGAAGAACAACTGTTACTGTTGTTCCCCATGCAGCCTGAAGTGTTGCAAGAACGCTTGCTGCTGCTGTGTCATTTAGGAAGTCGATAGTTACGGAAGAAGCCTCTAGGCCCTTCGTAAATTTATGTGCAGAATCTCCCATGGCACTTATCTCGATTTCATCGAAGTTGCGATTTAGAGAAACGCTTGTTACATGGTCAGAAAGGTCAACGGAATTAACCTTAACGCCGACCTTGTTATTTAGAAATACAGCCATTTAGGTTATTCCTCTTCTTTCTTAATAGATGTTGATTTTGGTGCTACTGGTGTTACCTGCCCGATTTTCTTCAGGAAGGCCTCGTTCTCTTTTTCCCATTCGGACATATTAACTCCAGGTGGTTAGTACGGACAGTGACATCTCGCAAGTAAGCAATGAACCAGAGTCCACGTTTAGAACGCTTGGCTGACTAATTGCTCCAACATTATACGTCAAGGATGACGCTGCGAGTTTATTGAACACGCCAACTAAGGCTGTTTCAATTCCATTGAGGTTGCCTTCGTTATCAAACAAAGGAACAGTTATGACAATCTTAAAATTAGCAGTTGGTGCAATTGTATTGTGCTGGTTGTTGTTAGGCGTTAAGTATGGGTCATCTGGTGCGACGATGACGCTGTTCGCTAAAACAGTGGCAGGCGGAAACGCAAAAGTTTGCCATTTAGTGTTATCAACTAAAGCGCTGGCAATAGTTGTTCTTAGGGTTGTTAATGCTGTTGACATTATCCAACCATTGAACTTGGGCTAATTGCGTGGGCTAACAAACCACGTACGCGTGCAAGTAAAGTATTTCCCATGCGGTAAGGCGATGGAGCAAAGTCTGGAGATACGCCTCCTGAGTTTGAAACTTGGCGTGCTTGCCAGATGTCAACTGAAATCATAAGTGCCGCTTCTTGGACGGCTGCATCTAATGTGTAATCAACATAGGTATCTGCTGCAACCTGGCCTAGTGGCTCGACTGGATGATAGGGAGCAGGTGTATTGTTGTTACCTGTAATGTTGTAAGTGATGCTGTATTCGCCGACTTCTGTGATTGTCTTAGAACCATTGTGCTTTGAGCCGTTGCCTGATATAACAACTGTCTGACCTACATAAAAGACTTTTTCAACTAGAGTATCAAAATAAAGTGTGCCTGTTGTTGCTGTGTTGCTATGTGCAATGTTAAATGTGTAGTTGTTCCATAACATAGGAAGGATTACAACGTCAGCAGCATCGCATGTTTGTTGAAGCGTAGCGTCAGTGTATAAAGTTCCAACGCCAAGTGCTGAACGAAGTTCTGCAACTGTGCAAAGTGACATTCTTAATCCTTTCTAAAGACTGAAGGCGGGGCAAGGGCTGCGCCCCGCCTTCAGCGACTTAGGGTATTGCTTACGGTGCTGTGTAGTTGAAGCGACGAACGCCCTTACCTGATTTAGCAACATAGAGTGCTAGGTATCCGTAAAGGTTGATTTCGATTTCGCCTGAAGTCAACACGTTAACACGAAGTTGTGTTGTTGGTGACTCCCAAGCATATACAGAGCGTGGTGCAACTAGGAACGCTGATTCATCAACGATTCCTGAAGTTGTGATGTTGTGGTCAACAATAAGGTCTGTACCAAGTACGCCACCAACAACAGAAGTTGCTACTGCGTTACCTGATGCGTTGTATGTTGCGCCTTGCGCAGAATATAGTGCGCGACCTGTTGTGTCAGCGTATCCTGCGATTGCTGCCCATTGGTCAGTTGAAGCAACGAGTTTGTTAGCGAAATCGCCACCAGTTCCCTTATATGCTGCTGCACCTTCTACTGAAATAAATGATTGAAGTCCTGCTGCTGTTGCAGCAACACCTGTTGCCTGTGTTCCGTTAGCAGTAAATGCTGCAATAAGTGCTGCATCTGTTGCCTTCTCGTATGCCTTGCGAAGTTCAGCCATCATGAGTTCCATGAACGCAGGAGATGACCTGTCCACCAACTCAAAACTTACACGCTGCAAGCCACTGAACTTCTCGACATTTACTGTGTCATAAGATGAAGTCATTCCTGTTTCAGATGGTGCTGCACCTTCGTTTGTATCTGCAACTGTTGGTGCAACGTTTGCTGTTGAAGCATTTGTGTAAAGACGTGGAACTGTAAATGACATTCCTGATTCAACGAGTGCTGAACGAGTTACTGCTTCAAATGCTGGACGGCCAGTAAATGTGTCAGTAAGGAAAGTTTGTAGATGTCCTGGCAATGTCAAACCAGTGTTCGTTGATGTTGAATCATCTGCTGCACGAATTGTGCGACGTGCATCATCATCACCAAGTGCTGCCTTGATGTTTGCTTCTAGGTATTGTGCTGAAGTGATTGGTGCAACACGTTCGCGTACGTTTGTAACGCTAACTGTTGGACGTGAGGCCTCTACCGCAGGGGTTTCGACCTCAGGAGTTGTTGCCTCTGCTGGAGTAATCTCCACGACGGCCTCGCTTTCTGTTGGTTGGGTTTGTTCTACAACTTCAGAAACTTCTGTTTCTTCTGCTGCAATATCAGTAACCTGAGCAGACTTAAATGCTGGTTCAGTTACTAAACTTACTTCCATGAGTTTTGCGGCTGTTACATGGATGACGCCGTTTTTGTTAAATGACTTGTCAACTTCTACACCAACAGATAATCCTGCCTGTAATCCTTCGCTTGCAAGGATTAGTGCATCTGTACCGCGTGATGAGTTGCTGATTTTGAATGATGCAAAGATTGCATCTTCTGTTTCTGTAAAAGACTGAGCGCGGCCTAATGGGGCCTTGACATCATGCTGTGATAGCAATTTAACTGTCTTTGGTTCTGGAATCTGTATAGAACCGCGCTCAAAGATAACTTTGCCTGCTGAGGTGGAACCTGTTTCCGCACCTAGCGGAACTATCTTTCCTGAAATCATGCGTGTATCGCTAGAGGCTTGAATATCCTGTGCGAATGACGCGTCAAATGTAATTTTCAAATTACATACCGCCGTTTCCATTAGGTGTTTGGTCTGTCATTTCCATTGCCTGTTCTAAAGTAATTAGGCCTAAGGAAAGAAGTTTTTCTATTACGAGAAGTTCTTGCATTGGGTCTTGACGCAAGAATTGTTTGTCTAAATCAAAACGCACTTCGTTGCCATGTGCGGTTACATCATCGAGGCTGAGTCTGTCCTCAATTGCTGAGATGAATGGTTGTAATGAGTAAGCAACAAAGTCTTTGCGTGAATCAAGAACGTTTGTGTATGTATAACTGGAGTTCATATCTGCTGATACATAGATAGCAGGCACGTTCATCATTCTTGCAATTTCAGTAGCAAAGAACTGTTTGCTTTCGTCGTACAT